GATGGTACAATAGGGTCATATAGCGTACAAGTTACATCTTGCCATTCTAGCCTACCAGCTATTTTTCTATAAGTATTCATATGATCCATTTTTTTAGCTTCTTGAGCTATTCCAGGTCTACTAATCTTTTTACAGATAAAACTTGGAATACCATCAACAAACATTATGAATCTGTTTGATGTCTTTGGCTGAAAGGCCTTAAACATTATGTCATTAGCGTCGATTAATTCTGCCATTTGTATTCTCCTTTAATATAAATATATTCTTTCCTAAGTTTTTAATCGTTAAACGATGCTCCAGTTGGTAAAATGTTGAAGTCTACTACTATAAATTCTGCTGCTTTAGCTGGCTGAATAAATATTTCACCTTTCATTATGTTTCTATCAATTAAATCTGGAGTATTGTTTGTTTCATCCATTACAACTCGGAATGCAAATAAACCTTGTTGCTGTTGTACTGATTCTAAATAAGGATTAACTGTACTTAGGAATCTATTTCTTGTTGCTGCTGTATTGTTTTCAAATACTAAGAATCTTGCAGAAGAAGCAATAAACTTCTTAAGGTTGATTAATAGTCTTCTAACATTTACTCTATCTAAAGCAGATGCTTTAACTTGTAATGTTTTCTGTCCAAATACAGTTACACCTTGACCTGGGAACATTGCGATAGGGTTGATTCTACCATCATACAATGTATCTCTCTCAGCATGTGTTAATCTAGTGAATACATCCGTTGCAGTTGTTAAACCACCTCTATTAAGACCTGCAGGAGCAAACCATTCTGCTGCTACAGAATCATTAAATGAATATACACCAGGTAATACAACTGATGGTGGTACAAATAAATGTTTGTTTAATGAACTATCAAATATTTTTACCCATGGATAGTATATTGCTGCATAACTAGTATCATAGTTATCAGCTTGACCTGTTACAGTTGCAATACTATCGATTGTTGCTGCACCTGTTAACGCCGCTGCATCCATTATATAGAATGCGTCAGCTCGTTGTTCACAAACATCAATTGCCTTTTGAACAGTTGCAGAGTGTAATCTTGAAATAACACCTGGAGTTACAACCATGTTAATATCAAATTCATCAGCATTACTAATTGCATTTAGTGCTTTTGCATATCCTAAATGTCCTGTTGCAGTTTTGCTAGATAAATCAAATCCAAAAGTATTTGCACTTGTTATATTGTGGCCACTATTAATAGATGTTGCTGGGTTTCTTCCGTCAAATCCATCTTGGAATGGTACAATGAACTTTCTACCATCAATTGGACTTGCTGAACCACTAAATGATGAACTTGCGTCTGTTGCGTGGTCACCATGAGATATACATGTTGACAAGTTAAATGCACCTACACCATTATTAGCTGATGAGTCATCAAGTGGCAATAAGAAGTTTATGTTATCATTTGTTGTTTCAATGTTATCATAATCAAATCCGTGGTGAGCATTCACATTATAGTTACCATTAACATCAACTTGTTCAATTTTTACTGATGCAGTTGGTAACAATCCCATTGATGATGGAATTGGATCTTTAACAGCAGCAAATCCATAAGGTACTAATCCTTTAGCTAAACCACCATCATGCAATCCACTTGCTGGGTCAATATAAATAAATGTAGATTTGTTTGTATAATCACCAGTTGTGAATATTTTTCCGTTTGCATCAATTGTTCTATTTTGGTCACCAATTACTCTACTAATAAAGTTTGGAGAGTTTGGATTTAAGTTAAGACCTGTAAATGATTCTAGGACAACTGGTGAGTTATCAGTATCATTGAATTGTCTAACACTTAATGTAAATGTTCCGTAATCACTATTTGGAACTTGACTTGCAAATTTAACATTAGATATTGCAATTTTGAAGTCAGTATTTGTTGAAGTACCATGAGCTCTTGTTTTTACTCTAAATAAATCAGTGGTACTTGTTCCATTTGTATGTTGTGAAGTAATAAATGGTGTAGCCGCTTGGTTATATGCTGGGCTAGTATCTGTTCCACCATTTTTAATATCAAATGCAACTGCTTTTTCAAATGAAGAAGTGTTGAATGTAGATGAACTTACTTTCATAAACTGTGAAAAGTTCATGTAAAGATATGCTTTACCTGTTGCATCTGGAGTATTACCAAATAAATTAGCAATATTATTAGTATCACCATCTGTAAATGATGCCGTTACAGCTTCACCTGTAGTATGTGCAGTTCCTTTTAATAGGAATTGAGTATTTGTTGAAGTTTTATTTGCAGCTGCACTATCCAATGCAAAGTTTGTAAAGTTACCACCAATTGCATCTGCATTTTTACTTGGATGTAATACCGATACAACTGTTGCACTCGCACCATCAGCACCAATTGAAGAACCAGCAACGCCTGGAGATGCTTGTAGGTTAGAACCTGACTGCATACCTATATTGTTACCAGCAGTACCTGCAGAACTTGCTGATAAATTCAACACTAATGCAGATGCTGTAAATGTTCCAACACCTTGGATTGATACTGCACTAACTTCAGTAATTAAATTCTTTAATGAATCAGCAGCATTAGAACCTGTTGCAAAGTAAAATAAGTTTACACCTGACTGGTCAGCTGGAGGAGTTGCATCATCTGAAGCCTGGAAAGTAAACACCGTTCCATCAGAACCTGTAATAAAGAATTGTTGTTGATTGACAAATGCACCGTTTGATACGGACATTGTCACAGCAGCAGTTACACCACCTGCACCACCTAATTTCAATGCTACTGGAGTTGTTGCATATCCTGCAACTTCCATAACTCTAACAACTGTTACTGTTCCTGCATTTTGTAAATATTGTTTAACTTGTTGATAATTTATATCGTTTGTTACACTAACATCTATGTTATATTTATTTTTTAAATTAATCAATAACTCATGCCTCCCACCATGTAATCCACCATAATGATATATACCTTCTTTATTCTCACTTTGATTGAAAACCATTGTGTTTGGATTAAACCCCCATCTTATTTTTAAGAATTTATTTTCTGGTAGCCCATCTTGAATACACCTATCTAAAAGCCCCTCATAGTTTATTATACCATCTATATAAGGAAACCAAAGTTTCGCAATATGATAACATTTTATCATATCGGTTTGGATTAAATACAATTTACCTATTTCCCTAAGAGTATTAAAATTTTTCATTTCAACTCTTTCTGCGTTAACATCAAAAGTAAAAATGTAATCTGGATTATAATCAGCTACTTGTTTATAAAAAGTTTTCCAATTTATATTCTTAGCGTCTTGATAGATAACCTCATAATTAAGTTTTTCAAACACC